CGAGATCATTGAGGTTGTTACGCAGCGAGGCGGAAGCAACCTGTGGTTGGGAGACACACCGATGTAAGCGATGCGTAGAAATTCCTCCTGGTTTCGCATACCCAGGTTTCCGAAGTAAGGAGTAAACCCCAGAAGAACAAATTCAATCGGAATACCGTTATCGTTTTTATCAACGATGGCAGCATCCGGGTCTACGTCAGATTTCCACCTGCGAGCCTGAAGATCAATACGGAGAGTATGTGGAGGGACGTTACAGAGAATTTCGTCCTGCGAGAACTGACCAGCGATAAACACCATTGTTTAGTACCGAGAAATCAAAGGGAAAAGTCGATCGAACCGATAGCAGCGGCGGCTACCTTACCTTTTTCAGGATCGGCTGCCTTCTTGGGAGCGCTCTTAGAGGATTTAGGGAGATACAGAATTTTGTCCGCAGTGTAGTTGAGGTAAGATTTCTCATCTTTTTCGCTTGTGGAGACTTTACCAACCACGATCGTTGGGGTCCCAGGAGCGAGCTCGGACAACTGGGAGCTGAGCTCTCCCCATGCCGTAACTTTGAACCAAGACGTTTCGTTGTCTTCGTTTTGCCAGGCCAAAGACCTGTTAGTCACAGTCGTATCCGTAAGCTCGACTTCATCAGCTTTCGGACCAAGCCCCCCAGTCGCCATGAAGGTATTGATCGCCAGAAGATCATGAAAGTTATCTTCGGTTACGATCAACATAGGCTGCATCTTGAGGACGCCATCCGGAGTTGGCTTCGTGGGCCCCATCGCTAAGAGCGTTTGGCCTTCTTTCAGACCTTTAAGAAGCTTACCGACGTAGTGGTCTTCCTTTTGGAGGAGTTGAACTTTGGTTGCGACCCTTTTTTCGTTTGACGGTAGGCTTTCCGTAATGACGTTGGTGATGCTGTCTTCTGTTTGGGCTTCACCCGTGACTTTCAATCCGAGTAGGAACAGATTCATTTTTTAGCCGTCTGTAAATGGTTGAGCGATGGACGTTGAGTGCCGAGGCGATTTGGGAGACCTCCACGCCTTGGCTTCGATAGGCTACTAGCAATTGCTCGTCGCCGCCAGACAGTTTCTCGTTTTTCTCACGAACATACTCAAAGTGATACGGATTTATACAGGTTTTACACTTACAGTTGTTTTTGGTTACAAAATCATCCTTTGGGATATCTAAATACTTGAGAATTAACCCCCGCAAGTAATATCTTTCTCCTACTACATAACAGCAAGGCACATCATTAGTGCTGCCTTTTGCCCATTTGTAGCATTGCTTGTGCGAAAAGTTGTTGAAAGCCAGGTCTTTAAATAATTTAGATATAGCCGTCTCTTTGTGCGGTCCGTAGGATATATCGTACTTGTCAGCGTCTAAAGCTCGAACGATATCAATCGCCTGCGCCTGCGCGTGGCCGTGGTCGTTTGCTTCTAAAGCTATCCTTGTTTTTCTATAATTTTTTACTACTACTAAGGTGTAGTTTTCAATCATTTATTATCGCTTGCCACTCTTAGCTTTTGCAATTGCTTTTGCTCCTGCGCTAGACAGTTTGGAAGCTTTAGCCGAGCCGCCGACATTCACACCGGCTGCTCTGAGCTGAGCTGCTCCGCTGGCGTTGACCTGAGGAGCCCTACTTGCGATTTTCTTTAATTGAGCCGGCGTGGCTCCGCGGCTAAGGAGAGCCTTGACGTCGCGCCCACCGAGGCCAGGACCACCAAATTTACTGAGGTTATAAGACATTACACCACGTCTCTTTTGCCTCGTCGGGGCGGGCTTCTGAGCAGCAGCCTGACCTCCATCTGTCGGAGCGTACCGCTCTTCTGGCATCATCGCTCCAAAGTCCGGCAGTTCAAACTCAGGCATTTCGAACTCGGGGAACGTTAGATCAGGGATTTCTTGGGTTGTTCCTGCGCCTGCTCCGGTCTGCTGACCGCGAAGTGCAGAAATGCTGCTGATCAGGTCGTCAATACCGAGATCCTTTCTCAGTTTTGCAATGTCTTGCAGAGGGTTCTTTGCTCCAACGTTGGTCGGGTTAAAGACCTCAGGATTTGCCAGGCGAGCTGCAGCCCCTTCAGCTTGCTCTTCTGCAGAACTTGGACCTAATCGTCCGCCGCGACTCGGCTTGAGGAATTGACCTGCTGTTTTTATAGTCTCTTGAACCGCTTCTAACATGTCCGGCGTGGCAGCGCCGAATTGCGGAAGTTGACCGGCGAAACGACGCTGACGAGCCACGACTAAACTTGAACCCTTTCTAAATGTTAGCTTACTTGATTTGAATCGCTTCGGATGTAATACCTACGTAATCCGTGTCCTTTCTTGATCACCATATCCAGCGTCTTAATAAACGCTGACGCATCTTCGTAGTTTTTGAATACCTTAGCCTTCGATATATCTTTGGTGTACTTAGCGACTGCGTTTTTATTTAAGACTTGTTCTACGTATTGACCGTTCGGGCTCAGGATTAGCCAAGCCTCCTTGAAACTCAAGTGAGTTAGCTTGGCCACGTCCGAATCGTTGTAAAAAACATAATTCTGCTTAACTTTAACTTTTTTTGTTTGCTCAGAACTCTTCTTAAAACTTACTTCAATTTTGTGTTTCTTTTTTAGTGCTCTCGCCTTATTACTCGCAACTAAAGGAGACTCAAATAACTCAGGCAGGATGTACACATCGTCATCTCCATTAATTACAGCTAGATACACTTCACCTGCTCTAATGGTGAACACCTCCTTCTCAGGATTTTTAGAGAATTTAGCTAGGTCCATCTGAGTCCCCTTGTTGCGTGGATTTTATTTGGCAGACCAGTCCTTGCCTACGCCGGGTTCCGCTACCAATCGAGTTTTCTTGAAAACGGTCTTGCCGGCATCCACCATGATTTGCTCTAGTCGTTCTAGCCACAGGTCCTCCAAGCCTTCCTTAACTTCAAGTACGCATTCGTCGTGTACGACGGCGATTAATCGTACATCATCATTCAAGTATTCACCCAGATTCCCTAAAGCAACTTTTAAGCAATCCGCTCCTGTTCCTTGGATTAGGGTGTTAGCAGCGATTGTCATCCGGCTGTCGTCGTACGACAAAAGCCTGCGCCGACCCATTGCTGTTCGGGTGTAGCACCAGCCATCTTCCACCAAAGCACCCCGTTCGCGGTGCCATTCCCTTAAGCGTGGGTACGCATTGTGGAACTTACTGCGCAGGACTTTGCTTTCGGATAATGATAGGTGCACGTTGAATGACGCCGCAGCATATGTTTTAAACTTCCGAAAACCTAGGCCGTAGATGAATCCGAAGTTAGCTCCTTTCGCTTGCTGCCTCTGGAGTTTTGTTACTTGATCGATATCGCAGTTGTTAATAAGACTCGCTGTGAGCGTATGTAAATCGATGTCGTTATTGTACGCTTCCTGCATCTGAGGGATGTCCGCCAACTCTGCCAGCAGTCGAAGCTCCATTTGGCTGTAGTCGGCGATGATTAGGGAGTAACCTTCGCTGGCGATAAAGCATTCCCGAAACGCTTTAGATCGAGGAACCTGTTGGAGGTTCACACCATATGTAGTTTTCTTTTTAGTTTTAGTTCCCCTGGCGGCTCCTGAGCACGTGAATCGTCCGCTGTTCGCTCCCACCTGGTTATAGAAACTATGAATCCTGAGAGTTACAGGATTTATGTTGTCTAAAAGTTTGACGGCGTGTTCTAGCTGAGTCTCTACCTTTGTCCGCTCCCGGTACAAATTCAAGACCTCGTCGTCGCTGTCGAACTCAGATAGTGCGATTTGGTTGAGCGTGGGCTTACCTGACTCCTCATCAACGGGGACGGCAATCCCGCAGAGACTGAATGCTGTAGTTACTTGAGCCGTTGATCCCGGATTAAATTCTTTCTTGGCTCGCTTGCCTAAAGCGATCTGACCCTCGGGAGTTCTAGGTAGCTTGTGATCTTCGGGAAGTTTCTCATCTAACGCTGTGAGGAACTCGGCAGTCTTTACGTCTAGTTCCTTTTCGATTCGATCTTTAAGTTCGTTCAGCTTGTTTATATCTACACGGAATCCCGTGTAACACATTTTAGATACGGGGCGGATGCACTTAGATTCAATTGCATAAATCTCTAATAACGCCTCCTCTTTTAATTCCGCTAGCTGCTCGGCGGCGATTGCAGGCAGTACATCGACGTCCGTGGCTGAGTACTCAACTTGTTCAAAAGTTAATTCCGGTGCGCTCCAATCTGTTAGCCGTTGCTCTTTATCCAGCTCTAACCCCAATCGACGCTGCGCCACAGCTTTTAGCGAGCACGAAAGGTCGGCGAAGTAAGGTTTATTTGCTTTCGGTGAAACCTTCTTCTCTTTAAATCCGGCTCTCAGAACCCTCTCAGCCACAAACGTGTCAAATATTTTGTTTTTGAAATCGACTCCAATCGAGTACAAGAACTGCATATCAAAGTTCGCGTTGTGTATTACTAGCAGATCTCGAGACTCGATCAGCTCTCTAAGTTCCTGAGTTGGGCTGACTTTAAACAGATCAAAGACATAAATTGTTCTATCCTCAAGGTTTGGTGTTGCGTCGCAAAGCTGGAGCAACCGAAGCTTCGAAACGCTTGCCTGTAACCCCGTGGTCTCTGTATCCAAGCAGAGTTTTTTAACACTCTGCAGATCTTTTACAGCTTTGTCTGCTTGATCTTTTTCCGTTAGATACAGGATGTTCATGAGGATTTTTAGGTAAATAAAAGCACCCTCAGGAGTCCCGAGGGTGCGGTCAGTCTACTAGCGTCAGCGTTCGATGCGTTTCTCGAACAACAGTTTTGCGAACACGTCGCAATCAGACCAGAGGCTGGCGAGGGCAGCTCCCTTTTCGCTCGCGCTGATCTTGTAGAAAACGCGACGCATATCCTTGGCCCGAGGACTCCTATTCGGATTCTCAGATCCAACAGAGACGGCGCTTCTCATTTCAATCAGATTCTGCTTTTGGCAGAAGATCAGTCCTTCGCGTAGACCAATGTACAGCGGCGATACGTGGAAGGTGTCCTTGCGAAGAACTCCCTTCGTTAGATCACGCGGTGTGAGACACCCATCCTCAGAAAGCATGAAGCCTCGGTATGCCGTGGACTTGTTCGGCAGACTCCGATCACTCCAACACTCGTTCACGAAGTCGGTGGCGATGCGACGCAAAGTAGTCCACTCATTAAGGGACGTTCGGGAGATGATCAGAGAGGCTCCCGCAGCCCAGTAGGCATCGCTTTGATGGATCTTGTCGATGACCTGCTCCAGACTGAATGTCTGGTCGGTATAGGCGGGCCTGACTGAACGGGACGGTGTCCGGGGCTGTACTGCCTTCTCAGGCGTCTCTGTCCGACCCACAGAGATTCGCCAGGCAAGACTGGCGAGCTCTTGGTTTCCTTCGCTAACCGAAAGATCAAACAGCATTTTGCTGTTGATCTTGCGCATATCCAAGACCTTTTCTAGATCGATCCTCAGGCCTTGCATAGGGTCTACTCCGGTCGCACTCAGAAGCGCCGTGGCTTCCGAGGCTTTGATCGGAACACCCTTCAGATGGAAGTCGAAGTTCATGTTAGTGGACATGTGAACAGAGAGAACAGTAAAGTTTGACGGTGTGAAAGGCAAGAGCCTCAATGTTTTCTTAAGATTTCTGCAGCCGACTCCGAAGAGAGCTTTGGTATGTACCCTTCGTTCTTTGGATTAGTGCATAGATGAATGTGTTCTGTTATTTGAGAGGTTATTAAATCCCAGTCGGGGGGTCCCAGCTGGGTTACCTCCAGAAGTTTGTCGAAGTCGCCTATCCCGAAGAGGTATTCTAAATAGTTCTGAAACGGTAAACAGATTTCGCAGTAAGTGGCTTTTTCTGTGTCGTTGTAAACTATAGAGAATGTTTTAGTTTGTTCTAGAAACTTCAAATGCGCACCGTGGTACCAAAAACTTCTTTGGCGGTCGGTGAAAGAACCTTCGGGGTTTAGAACAGAAGTCACCCAATTTTTTAAATCCTCCTGAGTTTTACTTGTTTTACAGTATTTGTTTTTAAGTTCCAGCAGTACTTTAGCTGGTGTCATATCCATTAAACTTGTTCTGATTGGTTGTAAAAAAGATCAAAGTCTTGTCCTTGTTCTTGTTCTTTTAGTCTTGTCCATTTAAACTCTCCATCTATCCTTCCGTAACAGATGTAATAATTCCCCGTGTTTGGGTCGTAATGCAAAGCACCCACATGTTGATTCTTGCCATTAATTCGATCTCGTATGAGTTCGATTTCCGATTGGCCTCTTTCGTAATACTCAGCGATTCCTCTGAGTTCTTTGACTGTGTTCTTAGGTTCGTCCATGACTATCGAATACATCTTTGAATTGCATCTACTGTATCGACTGAATTAGAGATATTCACGCTGTATGTTTCGTCGCTAAACAAGTTGCAAACTTCTGGTACCGCCATGTTCAAACATACAGTGCTCACCTGCGTTCCTGTGTTTGTCTTATAAGTATTCAGTGCTCTCACAAAGTTATCTCCAACGTCTGCTTGCCCGTCGGTCAAGATTACCACATCAGCTTTCGGCTCTTTAGATCCCAAGTGAACGATGTGGTTGATTACGGCATTGAAGGATGTTCCTCCACCGAGCGTCCAACTCGAAAGCTCGTCCAACAGGTCCGCCTTAACCATGTTGTCTCCGCAGATCTCCAAAAGCTCCATTACCGCCGTGTCAAATAGATTCACATATATTTTCCTGTTTTCCTTTCGAGCTTGATCAGCTATGACCATGGCTATCGCTTTACTCCAAATCTCCAGCTCGCCGCTCATGGAGCCTGAGGCATCGATGTACATGATGATTGGACCTTTTCCCAAATCTTTTCTGTGCGCTGTGTAGTCTTTTGTCATTAAAGTTTTCTGAGAATACTTAAGCGCAAACAGAGCTTTACCCTGCGGCGTGGCTGCCAACGCCAACTCCGATGGAAAAGCTTTGATTACGTTATTGCTAAATTCCGCTCCTGTTACACACTCATAACTAGCCTTGTATAACTTAGCTCTTTTTCTCTCATACCAAACGCGTTGAAGTGTTCCCAACTTTTTAACTACTTGTTTAAGCTTCGGATTGTTTTGCAGCTTTCTAGCCAGGGCTTTCTTCTCTTCGATATTTTCAGTCCGTTGCCGCTCACCCGCCGAGGTACCCCACAGGGTAGAAATAGTTTCATTATTCTCTTTACTCTCTGCTAGAGCTTCATCCATTATTTGATTTGCTTTACTCTGTATTGTCTGCCTTGCGTTCTCTATCGCTTCGTTAAGCTCTTGGTTTAGTTCTTTACCTTCTCTTCTGAACTGTGCTGCTGCAGCGACATCTCCCGCGTCTTGTGCTTCCTGGAAATTCTTTCGGAGTTCTTCAAGGCGTTGCCCAGCGTGGGCAAGCAGCTGAATGTTTACCATCCCTTGATCGATCGCATTTTCTATAACGTCCGATAGTTTGTTGAGAATTACCACGGCATTGTTAGCGCTGTTGTACTGTTCTCCGCTGCAGTGCTGGAGCATCTGCGGCCAAGCGGCTGCGGCTGACAGGTCTTCCATAACGGAATACCAGAAACCGTTTTCTGGTTTGTATCCTTCCGGAAGCGCAGCTTTGTCGCCGTCGCACACCTTTCGGAAGTACTCCTCGTAGGCTTCCAGTGACACGAGCCAGTTGACATCATCAGCTTTGTAGAGCCTCTCGAATAGCTCTTTGCCGAATCTGGAGAGCTGCTTCAAGTTGTGGGTTTCCGTCAAGTATTTAACCGATGGCTTTGCCTCCCTGATGAAATCTTCCCAAAGGAAGTCAGCCAAGGCAGAACAAACTAAAGTCAGCGGTTCGTTGTTAGTTAGGCGAATGAACTCGATGTTGGTTTTGAGGTTCATAGCTACTTACTGAATTCGTTGATGGCTTTAGCAAATGTTGCGCTGTGCGTTTCCAAAGACTGGATTAGCTTCACCCCGTCCGTACGGGTTTTAGCGCCCATGCGTTTCTTGTCGTCGTCTAGAACTTCAGATACTTTAGTTTTGATCGTATCGATGTCCTTGTGACACCGCCGAAGAAAGATCACATATTCATTTAGATCTTGCAGCCCTTTGGACTTAAAGCGATGCGCTGTTGCGGTGTACTCCGAAAGAATGCCTGCCGCAGCTCGTTTCGCCGTGGCCAAGATGTTGTCCGCAGTTGGGATCTCTTGGTCGAGAGTTTCTTTAATCGTTAGCTTGTCCTCTTCCGTCCTGTACACGATGTGAGTGATGCTGTTGTGCATGTGTTCGGGATATAGTTCGCTGTCTCCCTGCACAACTGCCCACGCTTTCAGGAACTTGAGAATCTGAACCCGACGACGATCGCTGATGGTGATTGACCGTTGCTGCAACATATCCCAAACAGACCCAAACTTATCTAGAAACTCGTCTGAGATTTTTATATTCTCAGCAGATTCCTGTAGCTCTTTCAACTCTTCGAGAGTTAAATACTCTCCAATGGTGGGCCGCTTTTCGATTCCCAGCGCCCACTGATCAAGAATCCGTTTAGAGCTGGGTTTCTTTAGAGGGAGCACAGTTGGGCGGAACAGAAAACGATCCGCAAAAGCCTGTAGCGACTCTTCCTCAGGCCAGCTGTTCGTGGCAGCGACGATGGATTCGATCGGTGTTTGGATGTACTCCTTACCGTTGTTGAATGTTCTCTCGTTAAGGAGCATCAACAGCGAGTTCAGGATTGCTGAACTACCGCGGAACATCTCGTCTAAAAATCCGATGTGCGCCGAGGGCAAGTATCCGTCGACATCTCGGCTGTACTCATCTTGCAGAAGTTTGGTTACAGCCACAGGGCCAAAGACCTCCGAGGGATCTGTCGTGGGCGTAAGTAGATACCCGAAGTAGTTGGCCCCTGAGATCCCTTTACAGATGGATCGCACTAGATCAGATTTACCGGTTCCTGGTTCGCCGAGCAGGAATGCGTTTTGACGGCTGATCAGGGAGGCGAGAAGTCCGTCTACGATCTCCTCTCGCTCAAGGTTTGCTACGTTAAGCCAGGAGCGAAACGTTTGAAGCTTTACGAAAGTTTTGTTGTTCATGGTTAGTTTTAGGTACGTAATCAGAAGTCGATGTTGTTGAGAGCTGCAACGGAAGTCTCTTCGTCTTCTGTGACTTCGTCGAGAAGATTATCGAGGTTTTCGTCAGCCTCGCCGATAAGCTCGCGGCGTTGTTGTACAAGTTTTTTCAACTGCTTAGCCCGTTGTTCATAAACATTTAGCTCAAGGTCTACATCTTTAATCAACGTATCTAAAGCGTCGCTGTTTTCTACAGTTTTGATCCGCTCGCAGAGAGTTTTGTAGCTATTTGAGAAGGTGAGCGACTGTTGCAACGCGTTCAGACCTTTTGAAGGTTGCCGATTGTTGCAGATCTCCTCAAGTTCGAGTTTGATTTCGTCTTGAACTTGGAAGAACTCCTTGCTTCCTTGCGTCCTTACGCTCCGATCCGGATCTTGAATGTCAATACCGGCTTGAAGCAGCCGTTGGGCGAGTTGTGATAGGTTTTCGAAGCCGGGAACAGAATCGCTGATCAGCTGCAGCTTCTCCGCGGTGATCTGCCAAGAACCACGCTTCTTATCTCCTCCTGTCTGTTGTTTACCGATCTTGCTGTCCGAACGAACATCCAGATCATCCAGGAGTTCCGCACTGATCAGTAGGGCTTTGTCCGCTGCGTTGTTCTTGGCGTTTTCCAAAACCTGCGCTGTGTTGATCTGATTCTCGTAAGCAGCTAGAGCAATGGCGTCACCGTCAATTGGTTTGTCTACTTTGGTTAGGGAGACGGGCAGAGGTCCCAACACAGAAACGCGAATTGGAGTTTTGTACTCTTGCCGCGTGGGGAAGATCCGCAAGTAAGCCTCGTAGGCCAAGCTGAACTCAGCCTCATCCTTGAACAGCGGTCGCAGGATGCCTTCTGCCGTTTGCTTCCAATTTTGGAATTCAGATTCCCACAGATCTTTCAGTTCGTCGTTCGCCTTATCGGCTTCTTTACGGATCTCTTTGATCAGCTGATTAGCAGACTCAAAGTAGGAAGCAGTGAGAAAGTGACAATCATTATAATGAATACAATACCCATCATAAAGTTCACGCTGCATAACGCGCAGCGAATCAAGTTTGTTCTTAAGTGCGTTGCTGAGATTCGGCCGGAGGCTGACTGTATTATTTTTCTCAAGAGTTTCGATTACAGATTGAGGTAGCTTAAGATCGTCGAACTTAATCTGTACACTCTGCCGCACACTGGCAGAAACAGAACAGGCGAGAAGGTAGTGGGTAGTCATCTGATTAGTTAAGTAGTCGCGGTTGTTTTGTGTAAGAAAAAACCTCCGAAAAACGGAGGTTCGCTCTCTCCCTGGCGGCCTTACCGCCGGGCTCATCTTACCGGACGGAACCCCACATGTACAGGGTTTGTCACGGAACTCATAAATTGATACAGATTATCCCTTGCGCAGCCTTGTGAACGCAAGCGAAATCCGGTCGGTCATCTCGTCGCACTCGTGCGCTGCTACCAACTGCTCAGCTGTATGTTTCAGAGCCAGCTTGGCGAGCTTCAGTTCGTGCTCTAGCTTCGCAACCTTGGCCTGAAGCTTTTCTAGTTTGTCGTGCGGCGTGGGAATCTTTGAGATTCGGACGACGATGTTTGTGTTGTAGACGGGGAACTTAAAGCGACTCTCAGATCCGGAAAACACACTGAGATCTAAGCCTTCTGTCTCTGCGATCTGGATGTCTCGTAGGAGGTTGTCTCGGGAAGCTTCAAACGGCAACCCGAAAGATTGATCCAGGGCTGTCTGAGCTTTGTCGCGTTCGTCAAAGGTTTCGGCGGCGAGCTCGCCAAGCTTAACCAGCTCGCTGGATCGGATGCTCATGAGGATGATCAAGTGATGTGAGTCCACCGCGTTTGGTGCGGCCGGTGGCGCCGCGTAAATACTAGAGGATACTAGTGCACTTGTAAAGGTGTAGACGGCGTTGGGGGATCGAACCCACACATGTTCAAATCAAATTGGCTTCTGTTGAACAGCCACCAGGCACGCCGTCGTCTACCTAAATAATGTACCAGGGTTTCAAGGGCTACCGTTTGAGGTACACCGCAACTTTCATCGGATCATTTATTGCGTTTTCGATCATAAAGATCTTCTTCGCTTTTTCCGGTGATTCTGCTCGTAGGGAGCACGCATACTGCCAGGTTGGACGGAAAGCTCTGGAGAAAATGTCGAACTCTTTTTCGGCAAGTTCGTTGGAGGGATGCACGTGCAAGGAAGTAAGCAACTCAGAAATCATACTGTACGAGGAAGTTGAGTTTACCTATTGCTAGAGTCTTTATTGACTTGTTCTGTTCACTTGAGCGAATACTTTGTTAAACCAGTGTTTAATATAAACTTCTATTTTCTATAGCTTTACTTAACGTAATTTGCCGAACCTGAGTCCGGCTTGAGTCATCTAAGATTAGACTTAATGACATCTAAGAACAACAAAGCAATCCCTAATAACAAGAACACTAAGTTGTAAGGAAAGCTATTCAGGATGCAGGTGAGCACAAAGCAACCTGACGCTATGACTAAAAATAAGTTTGTGTTCTTAGGTTTGATCATGCTTAAGCCGCTCCGAAACTTTAGTCAGGTTGCAGTAAAGGATCTGATTCCGAGATTCGATAACGTAACGAATTTCATTAAAAAGACTCGCTAGCTCATCTGCTGATACAGCAGTACCGAGACCAACCTCAAGTTGGATGTGTGCAAAACGAGGAGATTTTTCAATCATTGGTTTAGTTACATGAAGTTTGGGGCGGCCTCGCAAAGCGGGACAGAATGTTGATTCCCTTTCCACGCTTTACAAGGTTTCTTTGCGACATAGTATCGAGCTGTCGGATCCCTCCGTCCATACTCTCTTGCTGCCGCATAGGATTGTTTGGAGTCTTCGTACTCCTCTATGGTAACTACGACGTTGGAGTCACCTCTGCGTTGGATGTAGTAGGGCATCTGCTTTAACTCTCTACAATAAGCTTCTGTATGTTGTAATGTTTAATCCAAGTTACTAACTTCACTGTGTCAGATGCAGACTGCATCCCAATGCAGCCGCTTGTACCAGACTCCCCGTTGAGTTTGCCCCAACTAGGATCTTGATGGAATCCCAAATCCGATCGCCCCGTGGCGAACAGGGGTGTAATCGGCACCCAGAATCCTCTACCTAACTCGGGATCAGCAAAAGGTCCCGCTTCAATTCCCAATCTTTCAATTCTGTAAGTTCCTTTAGGTAGCGGTGCCTTTGTTCCGCTTTGATTGCGGTTTGCTGTTTGTCGGTACGATCTACCGGTAACACTAGGCAGAGTTTCAAGTGGGATGCTTTGAGTGTTCATCAACACTAGCTCCCAAATGGGATCCTTGGTTTCCTTGATAACTTTGGTAGACTTCCTCAGCACTAAGTAGGCTGCAGCTTGGTTGGTTACATTTGGCAGCTTTGCTCCGGGTTTGAGTTGAATGCTCGGCCGAAGCGAACCCGGCTCAATAGAAACTCCTGGGGTTGGAGTCGCGTCAAGTGGAAGTATTCCTGGCGGAAGATCTGTAACTACATTGCCAGGACCTTGTTCTAATGGTGTAGCCTGCGCATACATCATCTGCCTTATGTGATCCTGACGGGCTTCCCGTTGCGCCATCAGCTGTGCTCCCTGACTAACAAGAAGACAAGCTCCGATTCCGGCGCATGTTGCGAGTGTTGCGATCATTGGGATTTTCATTAGAGGTTTCCGGGTCCAACTTGGGGCGGCGGATTGTAAGACGGGGCGTCCAGGTTACCAGGCCCAGTCGCAGCCCTTGGGAGCGTGGGTTGTGCCACAGCCCTCGGGGGTTCAGGTAGGTATTCAGGTGCGGGGTTTAATGGTTGTTCCTCCGTAGTTACAGATTCCTGTTTGGGGGCAGGGGCTGCGGTTGTGTCGGGTTTAGTCTCTTGAGATTCGCCCATCTGTGTTTTCCATTCAGCCTTCGCTTTCTCTTCAGGTGAAGGGTCTAGTTTGCCCGGTGGATCTGGCGACCTCCCAGGAATTAGAGCACTCACCACCGAGTTGATCAATGTTGCTGCGACAGCTGCTACAACAAAGGCGGCCGCACCAGCCGCCACAATCAAGACTTTCTTCACTGTACTTTACCGGCAGAGGTAGTCAGCTCTGGCAAATCCTACGATTCCCGCGTATTCCACACGGTACCAACGCATTCCGTCTCCTCCCCACACCCAGGTGAGTAAGCGTACGTACGAGTTGCTGGGGACAGATGCGATCACGTAGTTGTTCTTACTGGGGCCGTTTCGAAGATTTACTGAGGAGTTGGGATCGCGTGTGCATGTGATCGCGTGTGATTGTGCATTTGCTGGCGCAGCTGTGGCGAACAACAGCAAACACAAAGTTAGGAGTCGCTTCATGGTTTGGGGTGATTGAAGGGTTGGTTTAGGTTACTTCTTAATCAGGGCGAGACGATCGGCATACAAACAAGCAAACCCCGAGATCAGAAAGATAAGATTCCAGGGAAACACGCTGGTGCAGACCGTCAGCAGAAAGCATAGCGCAGCCAGGATAAGACAGACGTTGATCTGAGCAGTTTGTGACATTGCAGGTAGTGTGTGAGGGCGGCCCCGCGTAGCGGGAGGGCGATTGTGATAGGACTTCAGCCCCGCACAAAACAGTGGCTGGTGTTAGGTTCGATCTCCCAATCCACTTCTTCTATAGCTGTGCCATACCACGTGTGATCTTTCTGGTACACACCGGCGCCACACAGCTCTCTCAGAATGGCGTTAATTCGAGATTTGGTTGTTGGTGTTTGGTAGCCGCAGTCGCAGATGGTGATACTATCGGGGCGGATTTGTGCGATCGGGCTGCCATGCAGGAACACATTCACGCGGTCGAGCAGTCGCTCACCGTGGGCGAAGTAGGTTACGGAAACCTCTGTGTTTGCACACTTCCAATCTTTCTTGTTGTAGATAGCCTGCAGCATTTGTGCTTCGATCTTGCGCATGGTTTTACTCCGTTGTGTGTTGTGAGGGCGCGTTCAGTTATTTACAGAAAAGTGTGGCGGGATGGATGCTTGAAGGGTTGACCAAAAGGACACACTTTCGCGCTTCCACCGTTCGTATGATTCATCTCCTTGTTTGATGTGGTGTGCATCCGACATACGTTGACGCGCACATAACGCTATGTTGTAGCGGCTGAGGCTACACAGACAGGCACGCGGTTCGTATTCGAATTCAACACCGTGGCTGATGTAAGTTGGCAGGTTTTGATAAGACATTGGGGTTCAGAAAGGGTTTGTCCAGGTGAATGCTTGGTGATCAGATACCTGACGCTGTTTGTTCAGGAGATCTACAAAGTTGTTGAAGGCTTCACGCTTAGCTATATGATCACCGCGAAGTGCGGGATCATAACTAACCGAGTCTTGCCAAAGTGAACGGAACTCGGAGACAACTTGAGCCTTAGTTAGAGTCTTCATGTTCGGAGATTTGAGCGCGGAGATCGGAGATTGCGTCTTGTAAGTGGTAGTAGCGTGACGGAGATTGTGCATCGTCGAGTGCACATTCGAGTTGCCACAGTGCATCTTTAGCGTCCTCTATTGAGAGGAAGGTGTCGATAGCGTACGTTACACCGTACTCATCAACTGAAGTTAGGGTGATCATTGTGTCAGAGTGGAGTGAATGGAATTGAGCAATCATCTGGCCATTCGTAACCATCAGGAACTTCCCAAAGGTCACCGTCTTGATGCAATCGCCAGGTGATACCATCGCTGACGATGTTGGCGTTGTCTAAGATGTTCTGCCACGCTTCCCAATACCATTCAGTATCAGGACCAGCCTGACAAGTGAGCACATCGTTGTAGTCTACGCCTACACATTTAGCCCAGTGTTCGTCGGCATCGCTGCAGTACATCTGCGGAATGTAGATACCGTGAGTGTCAAGTAAGACTAGATTAGGTTCGAAACGTGTTGTCATGATGTTAGTGTGATTGTATGCGGGCGCCCCGCGTTAGCGGGAAAGGATCACGGTTTGGTGTAGATAACCTCGTACAAGTGGCAGTCACTGCGCGGGAAATCCTCATCGATCTCTGGCAAAACGAAGTTATAGAACCCAGCCTCCGTGGGTTCGATGCCATTCTCATCGCAATACTCTAGGTATTCTGAGGGTTCGTAGTAATACGTGTGCGTTACTGCAATTTCGGCCACGTTGAATGGTTTCATGATCAGAAAGTGACGGTTTGCTTAAAGGATGAGAATGTGGCGGAACGTAAGTTCTTCAACATAACTAGGTGATCTTGGGCCCAATCCCCACCAGGATGATCTGGAGTTTCGTTAAGTAGCTGCAGTAAATCTTGTTCATAAGCTCGTATCATGCGGCGCATGAAATCACGATCTAGCTCGGTTTGTGTGTTGTACATCATTGGGGTGTGTTTGAGTTAGTTACGGATCTTGGCGAGAGGGTAGCGATCACGTGCAATCTCTACCGCTTCATCTCTACAAGATGCTCGGAAGTAATCACTCCAAATACCCTCCTCATCTTGTGCGAAATAGAGAGGCTCACCCACGCCGAAATAGATTCCGTCGCTGGTATAGCCTCCGCCATTTAGGCGTTGTTTCTGCACATAAACTCTGCCAGTGAACTGTGCGCACAGCTGGCGAACTTCGGATGGGAACATGATTAGATTGCAGTAGAGTTAGTTACAGTCAGGGCTTCCAGTTAGGGCGGGCGACGCGGGAAACGTGATAGTACGCTCTGCCGTGCTCGCCGTACTGATACTCTTTACACATACGCTCAGCCTCAGCGCGTGATTCAAACTCATCGACCGTTTCGTGATAACGGCCAGCTTGACGGTTGATGTAGTAGGTCATGATCAGGCGATGTATGCGCAGAAGTTGGTGGATGTGAACAGGTAAACAGAAGGATCTGTGACGTGAAAGTGTGTCCAACCTTTATAGTTGGCGTTGATCCACTTATCGGCAGCGTGGAAACTATCTGCAGACACGCGGATCAGTTCTTGTAGATCTTGAGTACAACCTCTGCGGGTTGATGTACGCTCAGCGACAAAATAGAACTGTTGCTTAGGCATGATCAGATTGCGATGGGTTAGTTACAGTTAGTCAGGAACAAAAGCGGCCCATGATGACATCTCCGTCATCACACACTTTGATTAACACACCGCTAAAGAATGAATCTGAGCTGTAACCGTGCCAGCCAGACTGTGCAAGATCACCAGTAGAATCCTGTTCGATACGCATAAAGTCAGACATTGCGTACACATAACCTTTGTACATGATGAATGATTCATCTTCGAACTCCGTGTCAGTTAGGTAGTCAAACTGCTGTCGAATCTTGGCAGCTTGCTTGTCGCCGACAAAGAGCTCAAGGGTCAGGCCAGACATAGGCTGGCGTGGTTGATTGTTGGTCTTGATGTTCATAACATTCACCAGCAACATGGCTGGCAGCTGACAACAAAGAGGGATGAATCCCTCATCAAACTGTATAGCTTGAGGAGAGAATCTAGTCCGTGATCAAATAGGTTCAAGGTTGATCCTTAATTGAACCTACCCGCTGACAAGTTAGTTACATTCAGGCGACCCACACAGAACAGGTCACCCAGAAAAGTTGAAACATAATGCCTAGCACACAGTTAGTTACAACGTACAGAGTGCTCAAACCCCACTCGTTAACCTCGGCCCGACATCGTAGTGATACGCACTAGTGTGTTTCGGGAGAATGAAGCAAGGGGATAAGATGCAACCTACCCCCAGACAAGAGAATCTGTACGCTGTAACTAACTGTACGCTGACAAGTTAGGTTGTATTCAGGTGCCACGCGGCGAGGGTGGCTGACATTTAGCGCCGATAGTTTGTCTTAGTTACAGACAAGATACCTGCTGACATAGAGTGTAGGGTGCTTCTCCCTGGCGGCCTACTTAAGTTCGGCTGCATTGCCCACACTCTATGGGAAGTTATGTATAACTAAACGCAGTACGTTTCGTACTAGCCTCGCAGTGTTCCTACTACACTTACGCTTAGTTAGATTGTCTAGGTTCCTTGCCTAGCAACACAGCCACACGATGCCCACAGTTTCAAGCTAGGATCTCTGAGCGTCTACCTACGTTTCGGGGAAGTGCTCCCTACCATCGGCTGCCCTGTGATCCCGGCCCTTGTATCGGGCGCGGCGTGGCTGAGTTGTCTAGGTGCTCTGGCGTCCGGGGCGAACCCGTCTCTCCAGTGAGCACAGCATCGCTCGGATCCGGTGCAACCGTCAACCCCTCTCAACCGGTTCACTGATTGGCACACAATGCCAGGGTCCGCACCTAGTTAAAAGACGAAACGCGCGGCGCGCGCGCAACTACCACGCCAGCGGTGCAGCTGTCAAGCGTTTGAAACGAAAGGTGATAGGACCCCACCCCAGTACAGATGAACTATAACTACGTTCACAAAGTTAAATATACAACTTAACATTACTAAATGATACTTAGTGCGGCGCTACTCATCACCCAGGCCGGCGCTCGCTATACACAATTCCTCGCAATCTTGCCTTTTTTTTATATAGGGACTTACCTCGACGGGGTGGGCGAGAAGCCTAAGATAATTTTGCTGGCAAAATGGGGATAAAAGTTTTGAGTATCAGCATATTAACACGCCCCCGCGCTGCGTCGGCACCGTCTGATACATCTTTAGGCGGTCGCGTCTAGGCTATGCCTAACGGCTCGAAGCTTATGTTGTCCACGGATGTGCGTCTTCGAGTTGAATTTATCTGCCAGCGGATCGCTAAAGGGCAGGAAGTTCAGCTCAGCGACATGCAGTGGATCCAGAAATGGGCGAACTGCAACCACTCCGTGGAAGCTTTATTGCGTAAAGCGAGGCGTACTGCAATTAACGGGGAGCAACCGGCGGATAGTTTGGACGGTTTTATGCAAAGTATGGATTTAGGAGAACCCGATCCTACTGATCAGCTTCAAGGTGCTCAGGATCCGACGACTTTGGCGGAGTGGTTTAGTCAAAAACGTAAATGGTTCCGGGGTTCAGCAGACAGTTAATGACGGTTGTGAAAGTCTTTCTTTTGTTTAGATCGTCGAATAGACTACATAGATTGAACGCTGCGTGTCTGCGACGTGGATCCTGCGCTTTTTCTTGAAGAATTTATTTTGAAGGGTGGATCTGCGCCGTCCGCTGAGGTTTCCCAAGGTATCCCCGTCGGTGAAGATCCCAATCTTCCGATGGATCAAGATCAATTTAGGGATTGGGTAAATCGACAACGAGATCTGCGGGCGAAACCAATGGAGGAGCGTTTGGCTCCGTACGGCGGCAGCATGTTAGAGATGATGCGCCAACTCGGTTTACGCGGCGCTTGATGTCGTGGGGGTCAGCTAGGTCAACTGACTTAAATGCAGATCGCCCCAAAGTTTGATCTCGCCCCCAAAGCTTACTATTGACGCTTAGGTTCTTCGGTAAGCATATCGAGCCCTAGCGCAAACATCTTTTTCCAAGCTTCTTTCCAATGCAACCAGAAGCTGATGCAGCTTTCTTGCACTTGATTTATTTGGCCGCTTTGAATTACCGCGAGCATTTTTAGAGCGGCCTCTTCCCACGAGTCGGCTACCACGAAAGGCAGCGTGGGTTCCGCCCGAAAAACCGCGTGCCAATACGACGGTTCGATAATCAGCGGCTCTGCATTTTTTAAAACTACAGGAATTGCGCCGGCTTCTAGAGCTTCATAAATTCTGAACGAGTCGTTGCTTGCTCCGCCACACGGAGCGGGTACGAACATGCAGTCGTTGAGAACCTCCGCGTACTCTTTTGGAGCTAAATACTCCGGATCGTTGAATTTTTCGAAGATATTCGTGCTGTGCGGCTTGAAAGCTTCGAGTGTTCTTAGAGCTTTTTCGCGATCTGTCTTCAGACTCCCCGCGAAACCCCACACGTATTTGCGATCTGTCGCTCGAATTTGAGCGTTTGCGTGAGTCTCATAGCCGTTTTGCCACCCTAAACCAAAGACAAACGCCTTCGGGTTAGCCAAAAGTCCCGGATGCACATAGTTTCTGGCTAAAAACACGCAGTTTGGGTCTTCCATGTAGTCCAACTTTTCCGTTAGACACTCATCGGACATCAAAATCACACCAAACCGGCATCCGTGGCTCCGGAGTTTGGCTATGTACGCGTTCCCTGCGCCTGCGTTTGTACAAATTAGGCAAGTTTCTTCAATTTCGGGTACTTCACCCGGTTTATAGGTATGAATTTCGACTGAGTTTGGAGGTAGAAGCTCTAATAACCAGTTTCTACCCCACGGATAGCCGCCATCGCCGAACCAAAGAAGCTTTATAGGGCTCATGCAGTGATGCACCAGAGCTGCCAACCGGTCATAAACGCCAATTCCATCGATCCGCACGCATTTAGAGCTCCGTCGACGGCACGTTTTACGTCTTCGTGTCCGTAATCGTCGAAGATGACCGCTCCACCCGAACGAACAAGGGGAAGATACAGCGCGATGTCGCGACAGACAGCATTTGGCGTGTGATCTCCGTCGATATAGAGAATATCGATGGGTTTTTTCAAATCGCGGCTGAGCGTGGGGTACACATCCCAAGAACAACCAACCCGAATGTCAACTTTTCCGGCGTTCCTACTTTTGGCGATGTTGGACCTTGCGATGAACTCGATGTCATCCAAAGTCGGATAGTTTTCCTTGTTGTCCCGATACTCCTGATTTCCTGTAAAAGGATCGATTGCGATTAGCCGGCTATTGGGGTGATCTAGGTAGTTATCAGACCACCAGCAGGTCGAGGCACCCTCGTACACTCCGATTTCAACGATCAGACGCTCTTCGGCGGGGTCAAACTGGAGTTTTTTGGCTCTGGGTTCGCTGGATAGGAGTTTTGCGGAACCTAGAAGCTGTTCGTACCAGGCGTGAGTGACTTGGTACTTTTTATCTAAGAAGAAACTCACAACAGTAGGGTCATTATCAACATAGTAACAGCGGCGAGGGGTTTGTCCACGGTGACGAGGGCTTGACGGAGTGCTATGATTCTCATGGAATCACTTCCAACACATGGCTACCGACATCAAAATCAATCTCGACAGCAAGCACCTGCCCCAGACGGCGGCAGCTTGGCAAGCGTGGAAAATAATCGTCGCAACCGCTGCCTGCGGGTTTATTGGGGTTTTTGGTTTGCTTGTGCTCGCATCTCTTGGTTGGCACGCTACTGCTGATTCTCGTAAGACTCCTCAAGACCGGATGCGTGATCAGGCTTTTGATCGTTGCCTGGCTCAGTTCACGCTCGATAACAACGGGATGCGTGGCGACACGGGGTTTGCCGTTTGTAAGGCTGAAGCCAAGCTTCAATACCCTTAAAGCTAGACTCAAATGAGATGGGCGGATGCGCATTTGCGGTATTGCGCTTTTGTGGTTTCTCTGGTTTACTACAGAGGTTCGCCACTCTCCTCTAGTGTCTCAAAAGCAGCTTTACGTCATCTGCCCTCGGTGTTTTGAGCCTTTTGTCATGAAGGGGTCCCGTCTCCGCAAGTTTGAGAAGGACATCTTAAGGAAGCCTGATATGAAGGGTCCCTATTGTTCGTATCACTGCTCTTGTCGGAGCAATATCGAAAAAACACCGACACTCATTAAGAAAAAGGAAATAGAGGCACGAATCGAAGCCTGGGCTGCTTAGGGTTCTCCAGTCCCACGCGCGTCTAGCAATCTGGTGAATGCAGCGAACTCATAATTCGCGGTAGGTGAGTTCGATCCTCACGACGCGCACCTGGCTCGGTGATGGAATTGGTAGACATATGAGACTTAAAATCTCACGATCATTGTGATCATGCGGGTTCGACCCCCGCCCGAGCTACTTTCTTTAAACCTGTGTTTTGTTCTTCCTGCCAGTCCTACAAGCTGAAGCTTATTGATTCCCACAGGAGTCACCAGACTCTGTCTGATGAGATACAACGTCGCACGTACAAGTGCACCTGTGGTTTTTCCAAGAGTGTGTATGTCATCCCTAAGGAAATTTTGGAGGAATATAAAGAGCTTAAACTTCGACATCAACAGGCTATCCAAGTGTTAACAGGTTTAACGCAAACTTTAAAAAATTGTTCTTCATGTTCTTTTTGGGATCACGACGGCGTAAAGTGTGATTTAGGGCTCCCGGAGGCTGGGGGAACCTTTGCGGAAGAGTGTTCTTCGTATCTGAGTAGCAATGATGGACATCACTAAGTGCATGAACGGCGAGACTTGTTCTCTTCGCCTTAAGTGCCTCAGATACACCTCTATTCCCTCTTTTCGACAGAGTTGGTGTGCTCCCCCTAATCCAGGTCCCAATTGCACCGAGTATCTCCCACTTAACTTGAATGATGAAAACAAAGACTGACTCACAACTAGAACATAAAAGGAACATTTCTGTTTCCTTCCAGCGGCGGGACACAAAGCAATACAGCCAACACAAATTTGCCGCGTGGGACCGCGCACTTGTTTTTGCTCGTTGGGTTGCCGACTCCCCTGAGCTTGAACTCCTTACCCTTCGTCTTGATTCTTGATGGCTCGCTCTAAATATCGATTCAAGGCCGGCGATCGTGTGGCAGAGCGCCCTAGGGGGTCGACGTTGCTAACGGTTCGCAAAGAGATGGCACACGTCATCGAGGCAAACAGCAAACCGCGGTTCGGCACCGTAGAGGACATTGTTATTCAAAAGAATTCTGTAGGACAAAATTGCAAGTACTGTTTGGTTTTGTGGGACTACCAGCAGACCCCGTCGCTACACGCACACTGCAGGTTGTGTTTGGAAGAGGATTGGGAAGCCTTAACACAGTCTGCTCGTGATGGTATTGGATGCTGATCGTGTCTAGTATTATGTTGCGGCCTGCGTAATTCTTCCGTGAGCTGGGATTATAAGTTTTTAGATCTGGCTAAAACCCTGGCAGAGTGGAGTAAGGACCCATCTACTAAGGTGGGAGCTGTCGCCGTTAAAGACCGCCGGATTCTAGGCACGGGATACAACGGTTTTCCTCACGGTATTTCTGATTTACCTGGACGTCTCCAGGATCGCCAGGAAAAACTCCTACGCACAGTCCACGCCGAAGCCAACATCATCGCCCATGCCGCACGACACGGCGTGGTTTTGGAGGGCTCTACGGTCTATGTTTGGCCTTTTTTGCCGTGTAGCAATTGCTGTACGTTGCTTATTCAAGCTGGCGTGCGGCGCGTTGTGGCGCCCGACCTCCCTATTCCGGATCGATGGGAGGAGAGTTTCAATCTTTCCCGGTCGATGTTTAACGAAGCTAAAGTTGAGTTGACTCTATTGGAGTTACCTAAATGAATTTCGGTTTAGCTGTTCTAGAGTTTTTGGCGGGTTACATCCTTATTGTTTCTGTGCTTGTTTGGATGGCCTCTAAAATTTTGCCGTAGTTTGTTGCATCGCTACGTACATATTTTCGTATGGGCGTATTTCGGCTAGGTTGTAGCCCAATTTCATTAGGTGGTCGAACAGTTCCTGTTTCTGTTTGGCGTACCAACTGTCGTTGTTGGCTTCGAAGATGATTGGAGGATACCCGCTGTTTTCCAGTGTTTTTTCGGCGCCCTGTAAGGCTTGGAGTTCGTTGCCTTCGATGTCGAGTTTTATGAGACCGACGTTAGTTATTTGGTAGCTGTCTAGATCCGCGGCTGGGACTTGTTCACTATGTAGGACTGGTTGGTTAGGCGGAAGGATTGTTGATCCGCCCCCGTCTTCGGAAACCACGGACAGGGTGACGTTTTTGCCCGCGTGGACTTTGTCAGTCACAGCGACGTTTCGCGGGATTACGTTCGTTTTCTCGTTTATAAAGATATTGCCGCACAGTTGGTAAAAAGTACGTCGTTGTGCTTCAAATGCAAGAACTTCTTTGAAGTGATCCGCCAGCAGGATTGAGTAGCTGCCCATATGGGCGCCGCAGTCTATAAAAACTTTATCTTTGTGAGCGAACTGTTTAGCCCATTGGATTAGGGTGTTTTCCGGTATGCCCACGCTGTGCATCTGGCAGCGACCCGAATCGTCGTCGTGCATTAAGAAACCGACGCCCGGTGTGGGCACGATTAGGGAGTTTTCGGGACCCCAGAGAAAAACGGCCACAAACCGGGCTCAAGTGTTAGCATACTAGCAGCTCTTATAGGAAATTGGATATAACCGCGCCCGCCATACCTGTTATTGGTACGGCTTGTGTCAACGCACCTCACTGGGTTTACAGGTTATTCTATAGCATAGATTATCCTGTAGATACCTTCGTTGTCTTCGATAACAACGGCCGTGATCAGATCACGGCTGAGTTGGATTTGCTGAAGTCGGTTCCGCATAAATATGTAAAAAAAGTCGTCGTATGTCATATGCCGGCAAATATCGGCTGTTCAGGAGCGTGGAATCTAATTATCAAGTGTTTTATGAATGCTCCGTATTGGGTTATAACTAATCATGACATTATGTACACTCCGGGGTTTTTGAAAGCTGCGGTTCAACACGTCCAAGATCCGGATACGGGAATTGTGCATGGTTTAAATGGAAGCTGGGATTTCTTCTTGATTAAAGACTGGGTTGTTCAGGCTTACGGTCTTTTTGACGAAAACTTATACCCGGCCTACTGTGAGGACCTCGACTACGGTATGCGCTTTAAGCACAAAGAGCTGAAACGAGAGCTCTCAGTTGGGGTTCCTTATTATCACGGAGAGACCTGCGGTGACTACGCGGATGGCAGCCAGACTTGGCGCAGCGAACCCGAGTTGGCTCAAGGCATTCACATCGCGCATGAACTCAATAAGCTCTATATGCACAGCAAATGGTCGCCTGCGTGGCAACACCATATGGAAGGAGATGTGCATAAAACTCCTTTTAATAACTCTAGTCTTCCTTTAGATTTCACAACGTATGACCTTAGTTTCGTGCGGCAGAAAAATCTAGGTTTTTAACTTAGAGTTGCGAATAGAATTCAGCATAGTGCTATAACAGATGCCTTTTTACTCGGCTTATCCGACTTACGGGCGGCTTGTTAATACGCTCCGGGATGTTCTAGATGCCCGTGGGGTATCTTCATTTAAGCTGAGTAAATCATCTGATATATCCCCAACGACTACGAGAAAAATATATTCCGATCCTACTTATATACCGTCTCCGGATGTTCTTGAGAAAATCTGTATTACACTCAACATTCAGCCTGGCGATATTTTACGAATAGGGCCTAAACTGGAGACATCAGTAGCAATGGTGTTGGGTTCCGGTGTTCTCCCCTCAGGATTATGAATTAGCCGCTCGCCTACTCGGTCTTCCGGTTCCCAAAACCCCGGCTGAGTGTGCTGCCGCAACCCCGATGACCGCTACGGTTCTGCGGTCTTACTACAAAGCACCCGCCCCTATGCCGGGTTTTGAGGGCGATGGTGTTAATACATCAGCTACTCGGTCGTTGAACTCGATGCCTCGCGTTTCCCAGCCGGAGGCTCGCGATCAGTTGGCTCATCGTCTTCAAGCGGGTTTAGTCACTCGCGATGACGATATTGAGGTTCGCCGTCTTTTAGAGCTTTTGATCTCTGATCCTGAAGTCCGTGAGATGTTCATGGATTTCATCGCAAGTATCCAACAAAACTCCAACGATTCCGGGGAGTTTTACGGCCAACAGCGCCCCGTGGAGTTTGATGTTCCGGGCTTAGGTGGCCAGTACTCGATGCTGAATGCCCCTGGTTCGTCTTCTATTCCTCCTTCTCAGCATTACCAGGCTCTGAGCTGATGAACCAGACTGCTTTTCGTTTGAAGGAAAACGACGTAAGAAACGATTCGCCGTCTCTCGTGGCCGATGAATTTCTTCGTCTTTATTTAGCTTCTAATTTTCCACAAACAGCAGCGTACCCTTCTGAGGATCAGAAGGAGCAAAAAACCGTAATGCAGCCGCAAAAGGATACGCTAAACTACATAAAGAAACCTCCATCAGGGACTTCTTTTGACCGTCCGGATAGGTACTGATGTCTCGTTACAGTTACGTATCTCCTGGATCTAGTCAACCGTTAGTTCAGGTTCCTTCGTACGCGGCTCAAACTATGCCTGCTCCTGCCGTTGCTGCCGCTGCTGCTCCCGCTGCCGCTGCGGGATCTAATGCGGTTCTGGAAGGAATTATCCAAAATTTGATAGCTAACATCGCTGTTGAGGGTGCTGGGAAATTGCTTTTTAAACCCGGCGGAGATGCTCTCGGGCCTTCTTCTTACGCCACGGCAGATCCTTCGGGACGCAGTAAATATTTCACCAGCACTACAGAACAGCTTGCTGTAGAACAATATTTAAACAACGAGCGTTTCCGTCGGGGTCTACTTTCGTTGATTCCCGGAGTGGAAGGTAATCTTCCTCCCCTTCCTACTCGGGAAGAAATCGTTGGCGGTTTCGTTGACGGGCAGTTTACGGGGGGCGCCGCTCTTCGGGAAGCTCAAGCCGAAAGCCTGACTCGTCGTGAAATTGAGCGTATTCGTGCTGAGAAAGAATACGACTACGCAGCACGCTTAGCTGAGGCTCAGGCAAGCATCCAACGCGAGAAAGTTAAGTCCTTAGCAGAGGCTCAAGCCCGCGTGGAATCTCAGAAGGTTTCGTCTCTGGGTGATGTTCAACGTCAGCGTCTGCAATCTCAGTACGGAACGGCTGGAAATCTCTTAGATGCAGCCATTAAAAACATTGCTTTCCGAGATAAGATT